TGATTCATCAACCTTTCTAGAGCATCACAAAAAATATTTAACAAATTTGGTGTAAAGTTATTGACTTATTATCCCAAAAGGTGTAAAATATGTTTTGTAAATGATTGAGTTAGAAAAAAACGAAGTCAAAAACATTCTAAAAATAAATATAACACGGTCGCCAAACTGTATTTATAAATGATTAGAAGTGTTCTAAACGTTGTTTTTATTATGCCTTGATTTTACCCTAAACGGTGCATAATGTCAAGTAATTACACAAAATTTCCTAACTCTTTCGCTTACAAATAAAAAAACGTACTCCATCTGCTTCATAGAGTACGCTACGGAAATTGTTCTGCTCAGGCCAGAAGCAGTGGCACACGATACTTGGCGAGTATCCGCACCTCGCACTGCTATCGGTTAGAAATATTTTTTCTTTTAAGTCATTTCTGTTTGAGTCTGCTGTCGTCGACTATCCCGGTAGAAGGTGACTGGCTTCTACAAATGAAAATATATTCCTACTGAGACACAGTATACCTCAAAAACTCTGACAAAGAATATCACTCCTTTCGAGTTTGTGATTGATTACATTATATAAAATGTAAGAAGTTTTGTAAAGGGGTTTACTGTAAAAAACTTGAGCAGACACGATTTCCGTTGATTATTATTATTCATTTTAACTTACAAGAAAGGAAAAATTATATGCCAAATGTGGACGGCGGTCGTCAAAAAGTATTGGAATACTTAAAAGACAACAATCTCACAATTACAACGTTAGCGGTGCAATACAGCATGGCTCGCCAAGATGTCACCAATATCTTGAACGGTAAACTAAAAAATCCACAAGCAAATCGTTTCATTGCTCGTGTTATCGAAGATTTTAAAATTCGGTAGGTTTATAAAACTACCCCAACTAACAAACTAGAAAGGAGAAGGGGATGAGACCGAAACGGTATCCGTATAGTGGAAAATTAAAAGCCTCAACTATGGATATAGTCAAGGCTTGGGAAAAAGCTTATTCAGCATATCGTGTTAAAGGTAAAAAAAGCAAGAAAAGGCTGAACAAGAATTAGATGAAGCTACTCAGAGACTTTATCAGCTATATCTTTGAGTTTCTTTGCTGCTTTTTCATTTGCAAGTCTATCAAGTTGCATATCTTTGGCAACTAACAACTTTTCAATGACATCAACAATAGCGGTAGTTGCAACATCAGCTGGATTTTTCTCAATGTACTCAGCAATTAGTTTGTAACTAGCTTGTTTAAGACTTTCAAAGTCATTCATACACTGATCCTCCTTTTCTTGTTGATACCACAATTATATCACGGGAGAGGGCCTAACCAAACTAGAAAGGAGAAGGGGATGGAAAATATAGTCATAGAATACAACAATGCTTTATTCATAAATGGTTACCGAGTTCCTTACGTTCTTAAAGATTCTGTTGAAATTGACAAAACAACAATGCAGGTAACATTAACCATTGCGGTCAGTGAATACCACAGGATCAAGAGACAAAAAGAACCTGTAGAAGTCTACAAGTTCAAAAATGATTTACCAAAGTAAACCTCGTTTTTATTTTTATTATAGCAAATTTACTAACTAGAAAGGAATAGATATGAAAATAGCTGAAAAAGTGGTCCGTATCGAATCGGATGCGTATGAATATGTTATAGATTTTGCTAATGAGCATGATTTGAAAATCGGTGAGGCAGTGAGCATCTTGATTCGCTACTGTGCTTCTAAAGATTTGATAGTCAAGCAGGCTCATGTAGAGGTTGTGGAAGTGCAGAATGTGGTGGAAGAAGATTAGGAGGAGGTGAGGGGATGGACGAATTCAATAAGATTGAACAGGCAACAAAAATAGTGCTATCTATCGTAGTTGTGGGAACTGTTTGTAAGATAGCACTAGAGCGGCATGAGTCTGACAAGCGTTTTAGGGAAAAGATGTCAGACATTCTTACTGCCTTTGGACCGTTTGAACTTAGCAAAGAAAAGAACGGTGATTTTTTCTTGGAATTATTAAAAATAACCAAGGGACATTAGATGTGAAAATCGCCTGGATCAATTATTTTCACGCCGTCAATGTCGGTAATAGATGGTCGTTTATACGGGTGAATTTCTTTGTATTTATAAAGTAAAGCAGTCAGAAATTCTCCGAGTTCATCATAGTGAACGGATTCGTGAATTTTCTCGTGATAATTGTCCAGTATTTCAGTAATTAGTGAATCAAATTTTGATGCCATGTATTTACCTCCTTTCCGTGTTGATAGCTAAATTATAGCATGGATAGGGGAGGGGAACAAGATTGGAAAGGAAGAGAGAACATGGAAAGTAAATTGATTGCCAACTGGCAAAAGAAAAACTACCAGCTCAGTCAACTGATAGTTGATAGCCTTGATGGGCTAGATGTGTGGGAGACTGTGTCGGCACTGGGAAAAATCAGAAAGGAAATGGCATGACAGTATCTAGGGAAATGAATGACTTGGAAATCAAAGTTCTCAATGCTATCAAAAATAATGCTAGTTACGACTTGCCAATCCAAGCAAGCGAACTACGGCTAATATTCAGCATTTCAAAGCGTAGCTTGGAAGAAGTGATTGAAAGCTTGCGGGTTAATTTTAATCATCCGATAGTAGCAAAGAAGACTAAGCCAAATGGATATTACCTGCCTAAGTCAGAGCAGGAGAGATTGGATGGGTTGGCACCATACAGGCGACAGATTGAAACAGAGAAGAAAAACCTAGCAGCAATCTTGTCGGTTAACTTAGAAACCTACTGGAATACAACACAAAAAGCCTGACGGCAATCAGGCTCTTATTAAAATTACTTACTTAAATTATAACACACGAAAGCGAGGTTTGACAAGATGGATGACATTGCTGAAAGCCTCATATCACGTTTTATCAGTCAGCTAAAAGTTAGACTGGTGGAAGTGTTTGAGGTGTTTAACATAGAACTAGCAATGCCGTTGCTGCTAAATAGCAAGCAGTGCAAGAAGTTGCTAGGTATTGCAAATGAATCGGAATTCCAGAGGGTGTCACACCTAAAAGATTTCCCAAGAATTGAAAAGAAAGGTTCGCACCCACGATTTCCACGAGATGCGGTGGTCGAGTGGATGCGTGTGAATTGGAAGTTGATATGACTGAAGCAATTTTAACATTAGGAATCTTCGCTGTGCCAATTTTGATGGCGGCAGTAGTGGAGCAACGGAAGGTTGAGAAAAAGCGGATGTGTGAAGAATTTGAAGAAATTCGGCGCAGAGATTACCTGTACGGCTTTAAAGCAGGCATGGGGTATCAGAGCACCTGTGACATTGAAAAAGCTCGTAACGGGCTAAAACAGAACACTCAGCAAGTAGATAAGGAGTGGAAAAGATATGCAGAAATGGTTGGCTAATTTTTTAAAACAAGAAAAACCTGCTATCCCTCGTCCGCTTTACACACTAGAACAGGAAAACCAACTATTGCATGACATGGTCCGTGAAATCGCTGAACAACGAAATGAATACCGTATCGAGAATCAGCGGTTAAGGGATGAGAATGACACGCTTAAGCGAATGTTAGAACGGTACAGTTAGGCGGTGTTTCAATGGCTCGTAGACATGTATTTGCCCACATAGTACCCAAACGAGTAGGGGATTTGAAGTCTAATACAGGGGTGGATTACGCTATTTGGGTACAAAATTGTGAGCTGACTAATGATGAACTAGCGGTATTGCTCGGTATAGATGTGAGATATGTAACGAGAATGCGGAAACTTGACTGGATTCCCGATACATCTGTCCGAGAGCGCATTGATCAGTTGATTTTGACAAGGAGGGAATGATGGCGAGCGAAATCAAATGGATTAAGATTGTCACGGATATTTTCGATGATGAAAAAATCCTGCTAATTGAGTCGTTACCGGAAGCTGATACGATTATCGTTATTTGGTTTAAACTGCTGACATTAGCTGGTAAGCAGAACTATGGTGGTGTCCTTATGATGAATGATCGTGTACATTACACAGACGAAATGTTGTCTACACTATTTCGTAGGCCTTTGAACACTGTTAGAGCAGCGCTTCAAACTTTTGAGCAGTTTGGGATGATTGAGATTATCAATAATGCCATAACAATCCCGAATTGGGAGAAACATCAGAGCGTGGAAAGCATGGAAAGGGTTAGAGAGCAAGCTCGGAAACGCGTTGCAAAACATAGAGAGAAACAAAGAACATTAGCAAATAGTAACGTTACATGTAACGTTACAGTAACGCATGGTAACGCACTAGATAAAGAAGAAGAAATAGATAAAGAAGAAGATATATATAATATATGTCCGATTAAGGAAATCATTGAATACTTAAATTCTGCCACTGGAAAGTCTTATCGCTATCAGTCGAATAGCAACAAGAAAATTATTCAAGCTAGGTGGAACGAGGGTTACAAGTTGGATGATTTTAAAAAGGTCATTGACAACATGGTAGCCAACTGGACTGGTACAGAATGGGAGAAGTACCTACAGCCGTCAACCTTGTTCAGAGAATCGAATTTTGACAAGTATCTGAATATGGTCCCAAGAGTGCCGAAAACCAACATTCCTGACTGGGCCTTGGAAGAAATTGAGCAGGACAATTCAGAAGAAGCCATGCAACGTATGCAGGCTTTGAAGGCAAAAATGCTTGCTGACGAAAAGGGAGAGCCTGTGCCTGACCGGGCTGAAAAAGTTTTGGCAGGTAAACAGACTGCCGAGGGGCAGGCTAGGTTGGCAGATATTTATGCGGAACTGGAGGCTATGGAAAATGGTGAAACTTAGACATGGCTCAAAGCAGGACAGACCGTTTATCAGAGAAGTAAAGGTCAGCTGTACTGGGATTGATATTTTCTATGGCAATGAGCGACAGGCTATGCGGTTTGCTAGTCGAGCGGCTGCAATCCATGTTTCAAGAGCTCTAAAAGATTATGGGAATTTTTATTTGATTGAGGAGGACTGATGGACGGTTATTTGAAATTAGACAAGATGTTGGATTGGCAAGTAGCGAATTATCCGCTACGCATGTCTGAAAAGGCCCGCTTGATGGCTTTGCCTGGTGATGAGTTTTCGGCGGAGCTGGATCGTATGGCCGAGGAATATCATCGGACGAGGTATGGAGGTAGTTGAATGAAAGAGGCTATTAAATTTGTGATGCTAATGCTAGTTTTGACTTTTGCCGTAAGTATGTCTGCTATCTACAAGTTAAAAAAGCAAGTTGAGCAACTAGAGGCAAGAAAACCAGTCATCATCTACCAAGTTGACAACGCTGGTACAGAGATGTTTGGCAAGGTCACCGCTAAGGATGTGGTTGACGGTCATTACTATGTCGAGGTCAAGCCGTACGGTAAATTCCTGGTGACCAGGGAGCAGTATGAAGAAATTGAAATCGGACAGGAGATGCCTGAGTGGTTGAAAGGGCGGAAGCAATGAAATTTCTTGATTTATTTGCTGGCATTGGTGACTTCCGTCTTGGCATGGAACGTGCCGGTCACGAATGTGTCGGTTTTTGCGAGATTGACCCATTTGCCAGAAAGAGCTACAAAGCGATACATGATACGGAAGGAGAGTTTGAATTTCATGACATTACAAGAGTCACAGATGAGTCTATTCGAGGAATCGGACGTGTGGATGTTATCTGTGGAGGATTTCCGTGCCAGGCTTTCAGTATTGCTGGAAAGCGGGCAGGATTTGAGGATACTAGAGGGACTTTGTTCTTTGAGATTGCTAGGTTCGCATCTATTCTCAGACCTAAATATTTATTCCTTGAAAACGTCACAGGACTCCTCAACCACGACAACGGAAATACATTCGAGACCATCCTCAGAGCGTTGGATGAACTGGGGTATGACGCGGAATGGCAAGTGTTCAACAGCAAGAATTTTGGAGTCCCCCAAAACAGAGAGCGGGTGTTTATTATCGGACATCTTAGAGAAGAAGGTGGACGAGCGGTTTTTCCTTTCGGAGGAGATGACGAGGAAGCTAGTACTTACAAACCAAGAAGAGTAGGGAATATCAATCCATCCGGCAATGGAATGAATGGAGAGGTATTTGATTCGGACGGTCTGGCCCCAACTCTGACAACAAACAAGGGTGAGGGGATCAAAATAATTGGTCTGATGCAACCAAATTTTAATCAAAGCGGTTGTGTATACGACCCAGAGGGAATCGCTCCAACCATCCGAACCATGCAAGGCGGAGGGTTAGAGCCGAAAATTATTCAACGTGGGCATGGCTACAATCAGGGCGGTGAGCATGATACAGCACCTACATTGACTAGCACTAGCTGGCAAGAAAATAACTTGTTAGCTATCAAAGAGGCGACTACCAAAGGTTATTCAGAAGCCACGGTCGGTGATTCAGTCAATCTGTCACATCCCAATTCTTCCACACGGAGAGGTCGGGTTGGAAAACAGGTAGCTAATACGCTTTTGACAGGCGAAGAGCAGGGTATTGTGACACCAAGTTTTCGCATCCGTAAACTGACTCCTCGTGAGTGTTGGAGGTTGCAAGGTTTTCCAGATTGGGCATTTGACAGAGCCCAGGCAGTAAACAGTAATAGCCAGCTATACAAGCAGGCTGGCAACTCAGTCACGGTAAATGTGATTGAAGCGATAGCAAGAAGATTGGAGGAAGTAGATGAATCATCTTGAATACATCGAATACCTTTGTAAGCAGTATCGAAATGAATGCCTGCCGTTGGATTTGTACAACGGAAGAGTGAACAAAGCGAAAATTAAACGCTTGGGTGTCGAATTGAGGCAAGCAACACTCGAATTTGAACGAAAGAATGCTATTTAGGCGATATGGAGGGAACAGATGAAAAATAAAATGAGCACAACAGAACAATTATTAGCAGTATTCTTGGTATTCCCGTTAAGCTTTATCTTATCGGGATTGGTAATACGATATGGATGGAATAACATCTTGACAACTTTGGATGGAGTCCCAGAAATAACGTTAGCACAAGCGATAGGCTTAGACATACTGGTCAGCTATATTATTGTTAGTGGCGGACGAAAAGAAAGTGATTATGATTTTGGCGAATTATTGTCAAAAGTAATCGGTACACCTATTTTTACACTCGTTCTACTTTGGATCGTCACACTATTTTTGTAGGAGGAAACAGATGAATAAGCAGGAAGCGATTGAAAGGATAGAAAGTAGAGCATTTAACATTGAAGATACTGATTTAGTTGTTGGTTTAAGTTTCACGAAGAATATGATCAATCAGATTAACGAACAACAGAAGGTTGTGGTGCCGAAGTTTGTGGCGGAGTACATCGAGAGGTGCAAACAATCTGGTTGGCATTTGCAAAAAGTTCTTTCCAGACTGGATGATGATGAGAAAGTCGGTGATTGGGCATACGACGAAAACGACGACTTGATTTCTGAGAAGGTCGATATGGTAGCTCACGCTTGGCTGTTCGGCTACGAAGTCGAGCAGGAGCAACTGTACACGGTCGAGATACCGAATAATGGCGGAACATTGATATTAGCATGCATCAATCATGCCATTAAATTAGTAGATGGTAACAAACACTTGCCTGGAAAATTTACCAAAGAATCGATAGAATATGCCGGGTTTGACCAGGCATTAAAATGGGCTAAACCTGTGGAGGTGGAGTGATGAGACAATTATTAAGGTCTGTCGGATTTATGCTGATAATTTATTCGTTTGTCCCTAACACTATCCACGAGATGACGCTTGCTCAGAAGATAATGTTTGGATTAGGCGCTAGTTGGCTATTTTACGAAGGAGGTAGGAAATGATACCGAAAATTGAGACCTGCGAAGAATGTGGGCGCAAGTACAAAGAAGGCACATTGGACTATGGCAGTATCTTTCAGACAGGGTATTGTGGCGAATGCTTGGTCGAACGCGTAGAAAGAGGAGAAGAATGGTAGTACCGAAGTTTAGAGCGTGGGATAAGATATCTCATGCATGGAGACATGATGTATACATTGGACTTGATGGTCTAGCTAAGGACCTTTCTCGCACGGGAGAAGAGCCTTTTGAATTACCTTTAGACAATGTAATCATCATGCAAACCACAGGGTTGTTTGACACATTTCGCCAAGATGAATTATTCGAAGATGATGTGATATTATGGACATATTTTGATGAATGGGAAGATAGTGGAAACGCTAGAATTGTGTATAGAGATGGGTGTTGGAAACTGTTGGATATCAAAACGGGAAAAGAAGTTTGGGATAGTTTGTTTGACTGCTTGGAAAATTGTACGGTTTTTCTATCTGGCAACATCTATGAAAATCCTGAGTTGGTGGAGGTAACCAATGACTAACGAAAAACTAGGTGTGCTACTGGTCGATGTGCCAGAGCCGAGGATGACAAAGTATTCTGTCCTTATCAGAACGGATGGGAAATACAGGATTCTTGATACGGATTCGGAATTATTCGTTAGAGCTTATGGATGTCGTTGCACCCAAGAAGAAGCTAAAAAATACCCACAGTTTAGATGGGTAGCGTTGGAGGATTTGGGATGAAACTAATTTTAATATCTATTGCATTTATATTGCTATTATGGTTGGGGAGCATCTTCACGGGTGTCATGTTTTTGCTCTGGGTCAAAATCCTGCGGTGGTTTGTAAAAATGTTCGATGCGGAGGACCTATGACAACAGCAGATAAAATCAAATATATCCTGCAAAAGACAGGATGGACGAGGGACCAATTTGCGACCGAGATGGGTGCGACGACTCTATCTGTCTACAAATAGCTAGACGGACGACCACCGAGACAGCGCATGTTGGATAAAATAGACGAGCTGTACGAGCAAACTAAAGATACAAAACCTAAAGTACTAGCACAACGTGGCAAGATACGTATTTTGTATCCGTATTATAGCCATCAGAGAATGCCGTGGGAGAGGAGATAATAGATGATCAACAATGTTGTATTGGTCGGTAGATTGACGAGGGACGTAGAGCTACGTTATACACCGTCTAATCAAGCCGTTGCGACTTTTACTTTGGCAGTTAACCGCAACTTCAAAAATCAATCGACAGGAGAGTGGGAAGCTGACTTTATCAATTGCGTATTGTGGCGTCAGCAGGCCGAAAATCTGGCTAATTGGACCAAGAAAGGTCATCTGATTGCCATTACTGGACGAATCCAAACCAGAAGCTATGATAACCAGCAAGGGCAACGTGTCTATGTGACAGAGGTAGTTGCTGAGAGTTTCCAAGTGCTTGAAAAACGTGATAATACGGCAAATTATTCAAGCATCGAAGAGCAGATACCACCAGGAATGAGCGGTCAGCCGATGGATATTGACGATGGATTGCCGTTTTAGGAGGATATGATGAACAAACGGATCAAGAAGCTATTCTGGGAAATATTCCCTGAAAATAAAGAAGAGCGGGAGAAATACTTTGATTGGTGTATACATTACTCAAAGATATTTTACCCTGTTGGGATGCTATTAAATATATATGCAACTATTATGTTGTTTTTAACGAAATTATTGACTTATTCACTTGTAATTCTATTATTTCCATTAACAAGGATTGAGTTGAAAATACGTGTAAACAAAGCTAGAAAACAAAGGAAAAAGAATAATGACTAAAATTATTGGATTTGGCCGATGTTTCGGCAAAACTACAATGGCTATTTTGGAAAGTCATGCGACAGGACATTATATTGTCTGTGCTAACCGTAGGATGGCTGATGATACTTTTAGGTTTGCAAAACAGCTTGGCTATACTATTCCTTTTCCGCTATCTGTCTCAGATACACGATTTAGATTTCCAGATGGTCGTAAATATTCGGATGAACCAGTAATTATTGACAACGTTGAAATGGTTTTACAATCCTTGTTAGGGTGTCCAGTTGAAACCATCACATTCAATAGTCCACATGTGATCACTGAAAAGGATCGATACGATGAAGAAATAGCTGAGCTGAAAAAGGAGTTGGCGGCTTGCTACCGAGAAAAGGAAGAGGACCAGGCTATCATCGAGACCCTAAAAGACAAATGCGTGGACCTCATGCTTGAAAATGCCGACTATGTCTGGGAGGAAATGGCTAGAGAAACAGCCAAGAAAAGGGCTAATACGAGAAAATGGAAAAGTAAATAATAAACAGAGGAATAAAATTATGTATGAAAATGAATTTCAAGTAACAAAACGTCAGGCAGCAATAGGCGCTACAATTATTGGACTTATTATTTTTGCAGTATTTTTTAGATTGACCGCGGTTGTCAAAATCCCAGCAAATACCGTAGGTGTGAAAGTCTCTGCTTTCAATGGAGTACAAGAAAAAACTTTACAGACAGGCTACCATCTGAAAGTCCCACTTGCTGATAAGGTGTATAAATTGCCGACATCAGTTCAGACCAAGACCATGGAAGCTATCACGACACAGACGAAGGATGGTCAGTGGTTGAATACTAATATTGACGTTAAATACAAGGTCAACAAGGCAGAGGCTATGACTGTATTTACCAATTACACAGACCTAGAAAACGTGAGTAACAGCGTTGTCGCTCCAGCTGTGCAAAGGGCCATTGAATCCGTAACTGGCGAGTATGATATTTACGAAGTACTAGGCTCTAAGCGTACAGAAGTTTATGGCAAGATTGACCAGAAACTAAAAGAGCGGTTTGCAGCAGATAACTTGGAGTTTGTGTCTTTCACTATCACTGACCAAGATGCAGGCGATGAAATCGAGAAAGCTATCAAAGATGAATCTGTTAAGCAGAAACAAGTAGATTCAGCTAAACAGGACCAAGAGAAAGCTAAGATTGAAGCAGAAACTAAAAAAATCCAAGCTCAAGCCGATGCCGATGCTGAGGTTATCAAGGCTCAAGGTCAAGCAAAAGCTAACGCTGAATTGAATAACTCTATTTCTGATAATTTGATTCGAATGAAAGAAGCTGAGGCTCGTTTGGAGCATGGTTGGGTTGAAGTCATTACCCAGGGGGATGTGATTACAAATCAAGAGTAACACAAAAAAAGGCCAGCGATTGCTGCCCTCATCTATGCCAATTTTCAACTACATTATACCATAGAAATGGAGGAAAGCAATGAAAAGTGTTGAGCCGATACGTGATAAAGATGACATTGAGCGGATGAAGGATTTTATGGAAAGTTGGAATCAAAGGAATTTTCTGCTCTTTGTCTTTGGTTTAAATTCTGGATTGAGAATTAGTGATATAGTCAAATTAAAGGTCCGGGAGGTGTTAGATACACACGTAGTCATAATTGAGCAAAAGACTGGTAAAACGAAGCAATTTTATATTAATGATTATTTAAGGAAACAGATTGATAAATATATTAAAGTTAAAGGTTTAAAACCATATGACTATCTTTTCGAAAGTAACAAGAGAGATAAAGATGGTAAGAAACGCCCGATTGGTAGAGAACAGGCTTGGAAAATCCTTAACAAGTGTGCCAAAACTTGTGATCTAAAAAGGATTGGTACTCATTCGCTCAGAAAATCGTTTGGGTATCATATGTATAAGAAAGACCAGAATGTAGCATTGTTAATGGAAATTTTTAACCATGCTTCGCCAGACATCACTTTACGATACATTGGCATTAACCAAGATGAAAAAGATAAAGCAATGGCTGGATTTAGCCTATAATTTTTTTAAAAAAGCGATAAAAAGAAACATATTGAAAAAATGTTGCATTGCATTTTGACAAAATAACGTTGAAGCCTTGCAGAATATAGCGATTGAGCCTATTTATCAAAAGGAAACAGAATATAAGATATGTTGCTTTTTTTGGGGAAAAAGTAGAAGTGGAGGAATAGAAAAGAAAGTGGATAAAATATGTCTAGATGGAGATGTGTATGAGCCGCATACAGTTAAACTTACGATGAATGACGATAAGAATACTGCTTATAGTGACCTCGAGAAAGCTTATCAATCATTTGTAAAATCAAATGCTGATAGCCGAGCAAAAGCAGAAGCGGATTTGGCAGAGGCAGGCAGACGGATTGAGTTGCTGGTTACGCATTTTAATTATTCCGAAGATCATTTTTGGGAATTTATTAAATCTTGTATAGTGGCCTATAAATTAGTATTTGGAAATCCGTTTAAAAACAGCAGACAACAACTGACTGCTGAAGACTCTCAAAAAATGAGTCACATAATTGCAAAGAATCTTGAAAAAACTGCAAAAGAGATAAAATTACATCAAGAATTTCGAAAAAGGTTTAATATACAAACTCGCAGTTTTGATGATAACAAGGCAGAGCATCCTTTACTGTCGAAAAAACAAAATTTCTAGGAGGGCTTGATGAACATTGAACAAAGACTAAAGAAGCTGAAGCGTTTTGAGATACTTGTACGCTCTAAACAACGTGAGCGAAACGTGCTCGGCAGCATGATTTCGCAATTTAGCGATGAGATGACCGAAAAGGCAAAGAATCGTTGCAGGGCCATTGACGACGAAATTAGCTGGCTATACCACGAGCGGGAGCAGTTAGTCCATGATATTGAGCATTTGGATGATCCCGTTGAGTCAATTGTGTTACGACTGTACTATGTAGAAGATAAGCCTTGGAACGTGATTGCATACGACATGAACTGTAGTATCAGAACATTGCAGAATATTAAGCGCTCGGCAATCCGGAATCTTAGTAAAAAAATAAACCAAGTCGAATGACTTGGTTTGTTTATTGTACCACAGTTGCCTTATTTTGTTGCTTGATTTTTGTGACATTTTCCCTCTTCGCTATTTTTTATTAATTCTTTGATAGGACCATTGAATCATTTCAATTATTTTGTTACGTTTTTCAGTTACATTTTTTATACTCAGACATTGCAAGTCTGCGTCTACGATTGTCCAACGCTCCAAATCTCTGTTGCTAAACTTTTCCGTCCATTGGATGGAATAGAAATAATTTCCATCGCTATCAGAAAAACAGGCTAAGCAGAATGTGAGCTTTTCCCCTGTATGTAGAGTAAAAGTAGGAGCATCATATTTTGAAAGTTCCTGATCGTCTTCAATTGCCCATTCAATCCAGATTTTTCTGTTATTAGTCAATGCGTTTGTGTAATTTGGCATAATATTTTCCTCCCGGGCTTTTTGCCCTATTTATTTTTTTAATGACTAGCAAGCCCTTGCAAGCCTGCTGACAGCTTTAACTGTGTAGTCTTACCTTATTTCAAGGTGCGCCAATGGTATCTTTATGTATTTATATACTATATGACTAGCTAGCGTCTCTTGGTATGTGCCACCATCTTCAAAAGTGGTAGTGACTTGGATTTGGCTTATGCCAAACAACGCGATAATGATGAGTATGATTGTGATTGCTTTTTTCATGGTGTTGCCTCTTCCTATGTTAGTGCTGGCTTCTGTAAGGGTTGTTCATTTCGTCTTCTGCTTGTTTATACATTCCTTCCGCGAATCGGTCTGCGATACGACATGATGCGCTGGAATAGCTGTTTAAAGCGATGCAATATTCCGAACCGTCTTTCATGTAGCATCGAGTTTTTTTATTTTTTAAAATAGTTCCTTTATCGTATCCGTTTAATTTTTCGATTGTTATAGTTTTGGCTGTAACTTTGATGACTTTATAAAAATCATAATTAGTTTGATCGTATCCCCAAACAGCGCATAGTATATCACCGACTAGGGCGCCGTGTTGATTGATGCTTGTTTCAACTTTGATTTTTGTTTTTACTGATTTCAAGCTTTCTTGGCGCTTAGCGTTAAAGGCTTTAATGCGTTCGTTGATTGCTTTTAGTTCTGGTGTTAAGTTTGTCATGATATACCTTCTTTCCTATGCGTATAGTGCTTCAGCCATTTGTGATAAATCTTTTTGGTATGCATAGAACTCTTCAAGTAGTTCCTCTTCGTTGCCGTAGTCAGCAACTTCATCAAAATAGGCTTTCATTTCGTTGTTAAATGTTTCGAAATATGTGTTTAGCATTTGTTTTACAGGGAAGTCTCTATGTTCTGTTGCTAGGTTGTAGAAGTTTTCTTTTGCTTCGTTTGCGTTTGTTAAGTGTTTCACGGTTGTACCTTCTTTCTTTTTTGAGGTACGCAAAAAGCGTACTTGACTAGACCAAGCACGCATGATATACTATATATATCTTACATGCTTAGCGTGTGGGGTGGTCGATAGTCTAAAACCAAACTTTGGTCGGGGAGGTTTTAGGCTATTTTTCTTTAATTAAGTTTATTATAAAATTTGTGAGATTTTCACCGTTTTCTTTAGCTTTATTTTTTATTAGTTCAGCTTCTTCAGCGGTGGTTCTGATGGTTATTTTTTTATCTCTAACAAGGCCTGTCGCTGGTCGTCCTCGTGGACGTTTATTTTCTTGCATCGGTTTACCTCTTATGATATAATATTTACAAGGATAGCAAGCGGAAGAAGTTCCGCCTGCTTTGTGAGGTTTAGAGATGTTTTATTATCTCCAAAATGATTTGGGCAACGATTTGAAAGAATCTAGCTATTGCAGTAGCAAGTTCAATCAGTTTGAGATGGTCAACATCTCTTTTCTTTTGCCTTTTCAAGAGCCTCACCCCCTTTCCTTGTATGATAAGGGGCGAAAGTTATTTGATTAACTTTCTGAGAATATAATATCATGACGGCTTTTTATTGTCAAGCATTTTTATAAAAAAATTTAAAAAATTTTTTCGAATCGCTCAGAAACCGCATAAAATCAATGTTTTAGCCCAATAAATTTTTTTTGAAAATATCAAACTTTTGCGCAAATTTACCAAATTTGCGCTTTTTTTGCGTTCTAATAGTAGAAAGATGAAATCAAATCCATTTTATAAAACATACAAATGGCAACAGAAAAGACTTGAAGCACTAAAACGAGACAAGTATAGATGTGTTTGGTGCTACGAAGCTGGCAAACTGACAACAACTAGACTAGAAGTTGACCACATAGAAGAATTAGAAAAGAATCCAGATAAAGCGCTAGACCTGACAAACCTTCGAACCTTGTGTAAAGACTGTCATAATAAGCGCCACAATCGGTTCAAATCAAGTAAAAAGCAATGGAATGATGAGCAATTCGAATGGTAAATTGACATAGTTGTAAACGTTAATGCGAAACGTTCGGAAATTCCATACGCAAACACCCCCCGGTCGAAAAAAAGTGGTGATTTTACCCAAGCCCCCAGACCGGCGGCCAGTTTTCTGACCAAAAATCGGGGTATGCGTGCGTAATTAGGGGAGGGGGGTAAATAACGAAAAAGGAGTTGACTAATGAAAATTGGCGAATTAAAAAATGAGCTTATGAGTCTCATAAATATGGATAGTCAAATTGAAGTTGAAAAGGTTGAGCGCTATCTGAATTTGGTCAAAATTTACAAAGAATTAGACAAGACTTTGAAAAAAGATGGCTACATGATTGTAGTGAGAAATGGAGCTCAAAGTTTTCTAAAAGCAAACTCTGCTATTGGGGAAAAAGTCAAGATTAATCAGGCTTTGATAAAGCTCGGTGAGTTTTTTGACAAGAAGCAAGAGGAACGAGATGCGGCCTCAAAAAATACAAATTTTGCTGATCCGAATGAGTTCTTGTAGGCGGTGATGGCATGTGATTAAGTATGTGCGAGATTACATAGATGAATATGAGTCTGGAAAGATTTTATTCAACCAAGAACGTGTCGATTTAGTTGCTTATATTTATCGTGAAATCGTTCCGAGGTTAGACAGAAAAGAGGTCTATTTTGATGAAAAAATGATAGAAAATTGTATCAAATTCATCGAAAAATGGTTCTTTAAGCTCGAAAATTTTCAAAAATTTATCATTTCTTTTGTATTTTTAAGGTACTCAGCCAATGATAGGAATGTTTATAAAACTATCTTGATTATGATGGGGCGTGGTGGTGGTAAGAATGGTCTGGTCTCTGGGATTATTGCTTTTCTGCTCAGCCCTTTTCATGGGATTAAAAATTATAATGTTTCTCTGGTTGCGAACTCGGAAGACCAGGCGAAGACGAGTTTCGAAGAGATTTACAATACTATTGAGTCAAATCCTAAGTTAAAAGAAATTTATTACAATACAAAGTCTGAAATCAAGTCTCTTCATACCAATAGTGTCATGCGGTTCCGTACTTCGAATGGTAATACCAAAGATGGTTTGCGTGATGGTATGGTGGTGTTTGATGAGATTCATCAATATGAGTCCAATAAGGATGTTCGTGTTCACAAGTCTGGTCTTGGTAAGGTTAAAAATTCTCGTGAGTTCTACATTGGTACAGATGGGTATGTTCGTGAGGGGTTCATTGATAGCATGAAGGAGAAGGCAAAGAAGGTTCTGAGCGGTGAAGCTCGCTGGAACTCGATGTTTGTCTTTATTTGTAAGATTGATGAAGAGAAAGAGGTGGATGATAAGGAGAAGTGGCAAAAGGCTAATCCTATGTTCCATCGTCCGATGAGCGAGTATGCTGAAGAGTTGTTTGATGTGGTCTGTGAGCAGTATGATGAGATGATTGAGGATCCGTCAAACCGTGAGGAGTTCATGACGAAGAGGATGGATTTTCCTGTCATGGATACTGAGCGTAGTGTGGCGACTCATGAGGAATTGGTGGCAACTAAGCGTGATTTCCCTGATTTGAGGGATGAAATTTGTATCGGTGGCTTGGACTATGCTGCTGTTCGTGACTTTGCTGCTGTCGGGTTGTTGTTCAAGGTCGGTGATGACTATGTGTGGTTGTGTCATTCGTTTGTGCGGAAGGAGTTCGTTGATACTTACTATGGGTATTCTCGTCCGAAAGATTCTGTTAATGGGAAGCGTCAGTTTGCTCCGATTAAGAAATGGGAAGATGAGGGTTTGTTAACGGTTATTGATGAACCGACTATTAATCCTAGGTATGTGGTTGATTGGTTCGTGCGGATGAGGGATGAATATGGCTATGACTTGCAACGGATTGTGGCTGATAACTATAAAATGGATCTTCTGAAGCCTTTCTTTGAGAAAGAGGGGTTTGAGGTTCAGTTTAAGGGGGAATTTGAGGCTCCAGCTGGTTATCAGGTCGAAGTTTTACGGAATCCGAAGGCTAGTGATAGTTTAGTTGCTCCTAAAATTGAGACGGCTTTTGCTCGGCATAATGTTATCTTTGGTAAGAATGACATGATGCGGTGGTATACGAATAATGTACTTAGGAAGTTAAAACCTGATGGTAATGTTGTCTATGATAAGAAGGAGGATACGAGACGTAAGACGGATGGTTTTAAGGCGTTTCAGTATGCCATGTGGCGTTCTGGCCAGCTTGATATTGAGGTTGATTTGGAATTTTATGATGACGTAATGGAGTGGTATTGAGATGGATTTACTTATGTGTTGAATTTTTTAATAGCGGAAAGCGAGGAATCTTATGAATAAACGCATGAAGAAGAAATACAAGCCTATCAATGAGTTATGGGATTGTTTGGAATGGTTCGGCTTTAGGTTGAATAGGCATAGCACTAGGTTGGACGGTATTGATAATCGTTTGGATAATCTGGAGGGCATTCATTCAGTCAATGTTCAGGCCATCAACCAGAAGTTCAAGGAATATGATAAACAGATTGAAAGTCTGGAAAGTGAAATCAAGCGTCTTAAAAAGCCATTTTGGAAACATTGAGGAGGTGATCACTCATCTTGACTGGTAGGAAAGACTACTTAAAACCGTGTCAATGTGGCACGGTTATTTTTTTTGCTTTTTTAAAAGTTTTGCGCATTTTTACCATTTTTGCACTTTTTGTTTGAGAAGATATAGTCGTTTAAGGGTACCGGGAAGAGATATTTGTTATTTTTGCGTCAATATTTTTTGATGAACACTTTCTTTTTTAATCGAACCTGGTATCGATTCTGTTAGGGCTTAGCCTAGATAATCCGTGGCGACACGGGAAAGCTTTGATTCGGTTGTGTCAATCTTAGCGCCAGCAATGGTCATTCTAAGCAATCCAATCCTTATGGTATCAGTTTGGTATCAGTGTATGAAGTCAAAGCGTTTTGCTAGAGCCAATCGGTGAGGTGCTACGTCGGTAGTGCGTGAGACGAATGCATAGGAGGAAGGAGCTACTTTAGTTCGAGGGTCGCGCCGAGAGCGGGTGGTATGTCAATGGTTTGTGGGTTGACTACCCATGGGGTGTTGATGAGTCTGAGTGCTGCTAACACGAGGATAATGGTAGGCGTTGCGCATTTTGTTCTCCAAAAGAGGATGAAACGCATGGCAATGCACGTCTACGATACGACTAGGGAAATATGTGTGTGTTATATGATTCAACAAAAAACATTATTTAAAAGCAAAAGTCATTGCCCGTCACAAATGGAAAGTGTACTTCGGTAGCTAGGCTACCTACTCAAATCTCGCAAGGATGAGAGTGAAGTCGAAGAGTAAAGCAGCTTAGACCTTTAGCGGGGTTTTCGTTAATTGAAAAACGGCTTAGTAGTTTGTGACGTAAGGGGTGGTTGGTCTAACCAACCGTGCATGATTGGTACTGAGAGGGATTTCAGTGGATAAGCAACTAACTCATAAGGTTGCGAAAGACAATCGTTTAGACGTGTAATCTCAGCGTTTTCTTGGGAGCATAACTTAACAGGTAGAGTAGAGGGCAGGGTAATCCCTACTAATTAAGGTTCGATTCCTTTTGAAGCATGGTTGCTTAATATGCAGGTTCGAGTCCTGCTGTTCCCGTTTTTAGGCCTTTGGTGTAGTGGTAACATGGCAAGTTCCAACCTTGTTGTCGTGGGTTCGATTCCTACAAGGTCTGTAAATTTGTGGTGCTGAGAGGAGCATTGTGAGACTTTCTAAGTCTTTTTAATGACTATCATTGCACGAAAGTTCGCTAGAACGGAGGTATCTGTGGGACTATTAGATGTTTTTACATTCAAAAAATCTGCATCTTTTGATGAGTCTTTAGGTGACGATGGAGAGATAAAGGAAATTAGTCAGAATATCGCATTGAAATCTGCGGCTCTTTCAAAAGTCGCTAACTATGTTGGCAGGAGTCTTTCTAAAGCGAAGTTTGTACTGAAAGGTGTAGATACAAGTAATTATTCTGATTGGCTTTATTTGTTGAATGTCTGCCCTAATCCAAATCAATCTGCTTCAGAATTTCTTTCTGAGATTGGAAAAAAATTAATAAAGGATGGGGAGGTGTTACTGGTAGTTGTCGATGGAAAACTTTATGTTGCTGAATCATATTCGACCGAAGAAACCAGTTTGAAAGGGAATCGCTATCGTGTTAGTACGATCCAAGGGATGACGGTTGATGATGTTTTTGAACACGATAAGGTTATTTTTATCGAGAATGAAAACGATTCTTTAGCTACTTTTACCGAACAATTATGGGCGGACTACGGCGAATTGCTTGGTCGGTTGATTAATCGTCAGAAGACTGCTAATCAGATTCGCTTTACTCTAGGTCTTCCAAAAGATCAGGTCAGAGAAAAAGCCCAGGAGCTTGCTGACGGTAAGGGAAAACAAAATGTACAGCAAAAATTCTTCCAACGTGTTGTTGAGAGGATTAAAAAAGATTCTGTAGTTGCGATTCCTTTAAATAAAGATGGTGCGTATAACGAGTATTCGAATCGCTATTCCTCTAAAGCTTCTTTTGTTGATGATATCAAACAGGTTAAGAACCAGTACATTGATGATGTTTGTGAAATGGTAGGCATCCCGCCTGCTCTAATTCATGGAGAATTAGCTGATAATCAGAAAAATCATGAACAGATGATAGAGGTGGTTATTGAACCAATCATTAGAAAGCTGATTGATGGATTGCAGGTTGCTATATTCTCTGAGGAGCAATATGCCGAGGGAAGCTATATCAAGGCTACTGGTCTTCTTCGTCGTGATTTGTTTGATATTGCTGCAAGTGGGGATAAATTAATCGCCGCTGGTTTAGCTATGGCAGATGAGATTCGGGAGGAAATTGGTCTTAGTCCGCTCCCTAACGGGCTTGGGCAACGTCTCTATATAACGAAGAATTATCTGGAACTTAGGGAGGAAGGAGGTACGAAGGATGACGATAGTGCAAATCAAGGGACCAATCATTCCGAACAATCATAAGGATTTTTATGATGAATGGGGTATGGAATCAACTGCACCTAAAGATATAGTTTTGCCGGACAATGGAGAAGATATTGAGATTCATATTAATTCTGGTGGTGGGTCTGTTTTTGCTGGTAGTGAGATTTTCACTACTTTGAAATCTTATTCGGGGAAAAAGGTTGTCAAGATTGTGGGACTTGCTGCAAGTGCGGCTTCTGTTATTGCGATGGCTGGTGATGTGATTGAGATGAGTCCTACTGCTCAGATGATGATTCACAATGTTTCTTCTTTTGCAAGTGGAGATCATACCGCATTGCGTAAAGAAGCTGATGTCATTGAAGCGATGAATCAATCCATCGCAAATGCATATATTATCAAATCTGGTAAATCTATGGATGAACTTCTGGATTTAATGGGTGATACTACTTGGTTCACTGCTCAGAAGGCTGTCAGTTTTGGTTTGGCTGATTCGGTGATGTTTCAGGATGAATTACCTGAATTAGTAGCTTCAGAATCAACATATATTCCAGACGGTGTTGTAAATAGTTTTTATTCGATGAAGAAGCTATGCGAGTCACAAGACAAGCTTATCAATACTGTATTGGAACGTCTGGATAAGGTTGAGGCAGAAAACAAGGAGCGTAAGGAACAGCCTGTGGCTCATGCTGAAATCGTAGTTGATGCCAATCAGATTGAAGAAACTGTTAAGAAAGTCATTAGGACAGTAAAAGAAAAAGAGGCGGTTTCGCCTTTTGCAAAATTTGTTTTATAGGAGAAAAAAATATGGTTATTGATTTAAAGGCAGTACCTAAATATCGTGCTGCGGTTGGGAAATTAAGCGCTGAAATTTCTAATGGTGCAAGTCAGGAACGCCAAGAGGAACTTTTTAATGAGGCGTTCAATATTTTAGGTACTGAAATTAATGAAATGGCATCTGATAAGTTGGAAAAATTATTTAATTTCCGAGATGCCAATCGTACACTTTCAACGGCTGAGCTTAACTTTTTCAATGAGGTTGTGAACCCAGAGGACCCAGCAGGTGCGAAGACTGAAAAGCTCATTCCAGAAGAGATGATGATTCAAGTTTTTGATGAATTGAAAGAAGAACATGAACTTCTTTCTGTGATTAATTTCAAGACAACTGGTATCAATGCTAAAGCGTTGATTTCTGAAACAGATGGTGTTGCGGTTTGGGGAGAAATCTATAGCGAAATCAAAGGTCAGCTGAAACAAAAATTTGATGAAGTTGACTTTGGCATGAACAAATTAACGGCATTTGTTGTTCTTCCTAAAGATGCACTCAAATTCAGCTATAGCTGGTTGAAGCAATTTGTTATCGAACAAATTAAAGAGGCGATGGCTGTAGCATTGGAGTTAGCGATTGTCAAGGGTGATGGTTTTAAGCAACCTGTTGGTCTTATTAAGAAAATCGGTGAAGGTGATGAGGTTGTAAGAGACAAAGTCATTACTTATCCGACAGATAAGGATGCAATCGCTGATCTTTCTACAATCAACCCGGAAAATGCTCCTAAAATCTTGGCACCAGTCATGAAGTACTTATCAAAAAATGATAAGGATCGTCGCAAAAAAATTCGCGGGAAAGTTCGTATCTTGGTCAGTCCAGACGATCATTGGGATTTAGAGGCACGCTTCACGAAGTTGACAGATGGTGGTGCTTATGTAACAACAGTGCCTTACGGTATTAAATTTATCGAAACATTGGCATTAGAAAACGGTAAGGCGATTGCATTTGTGACAGACCGATATGATGCATTGATGGCCACCAATGGTTCACTTACTATTGAGGAGTTTGACCAGACTTTTGCTCTTGAAGATTGGATGCTTTACACAGCCAAAGGTTACTACTACGGAAAAGCTAAAGACAATCATGCATCTGCTGTGTTGACAGTCACAGGGGGGGAATTCCTGATGAAATCAGTAAAAATCAGGGTTATTAAGCCTTTTGGGGATTGGGAAGCTAACACAATTCGTCAGGTGGGGGATGTGTTTGAGGTGTCAAAGGAGCGGTTTGCTTCTTTGTCGTCTCGGGTTCCTCCGGATTTTTATGAGGTGGTTAAGTCTTCAAAAACGAAGGATAAGGAGGAGTAGCGATGAAAAAAGCTGCTGAATATGCTGCTAGTAAACTTGAAAACTTTAAAGAGAGGATGCGAATCACTCATGAGAGTGAAGATGACAAGCTTATTAGAATGCTGACTTCCAGCGCTTTGGCTATTGCTACTTTGGTTGGAGCTAGTAGTTTTGACGATACGATAGAAGAACTAGTTTTGGAAAGGGCTATGTACCTATATCATGATTCGTTAGATGAATTTCAAAAGAATTATAGTGATGAAATTGAAATTCTATATCTTCGCAACATGATAATTGCAAATGAGGGAAGTGACGATGCTACGGAGTAGAAAATTTAAGCGTGAGACTACCCATAACGGCACGCTTAGAACCTTGGTTACGTTTAAACGGATGAAGGTTTCTGATGACTTCTATGAATTTAACGCAGAGACTGGAGAGAGTTTTTCTGCGTGGGGAGAAGCTCATGATGTCACTTTTCAAGATTTAGAGAGCTTGAAGGGGCGATTTTCTAAAAACGCCCTTGCTCTTGAATCTATCAAGTCTAAGGCAATAAAAGCCTATGCGACAGTTAAAATTAGAGATCCATTGGAGGATTTCCAGCCTAAAAATTCGGACAAAGTCGTTATTCACGATGAACGTTTTAGAGGCAAGGAATGGGACGTTATCGACGTCCAACCAGACCTCTACAATCGTATGTATCTGGTGATATTTTTGGTTGGTAGTTGATTATGAGTGATTATCAAGTTACTGGCATAGAACAGATTCTAAATGCGTTAGAAGCTCGTTTGGGCGAGGCGAATATGAGGCGTGTGACGAGTAAGGCGTTGCGTACGATTGCCAAGGACCATGTAGCTCCTGAAGTTGAGGCTATGGCTAGGTCTTTTGTTGATAAGGGAAATACTGTTCGCCAGATTGTCGTTGGGAATGTGTCTTTTGCTGATTATAACATCCCGAAAATTAAGGTTGGTTGGAAGCGTTCGGACCCTGGGGATAGTCCTCGGTGGAATATTGAACACTTGAATGAGATGGGATTTACCAGGAATGGTAAATTCTATCGCCCTAGGGGATTCGGTAAGTTGCAAGGGGTCATCGATGACTTTGGCGAACAATATCCTAGGTTGGCTAGAGAAGAGTTGAAGGAGTTGGTTGAATGAGCGATATAATGAAACGCATCGGAGATTTGTTAAAACAACAACCTGAATTGGTTGATGTTGCTGTCAAACCATACTATCGTCCAGAATCTCTAGATGCAAACGAACCAAGTCTAGCCATTGTTCCAATGGCTCCTCCAAAACAAGCTAGTTTTGGGAGTGACAGAGCTCTTCAGAAAGAGTTGACCTATCAGATGAATATTGAGGCGAGTAGCAAATCAAAGGTAACAGAGATAGCTTTAGCTGTCGAAAGGGTCTTAAATGAACTAGGGTTTGTTCAATTAAATGGTGGTCTTGATGAGTATTTTATCGAGACAAAAAGGTATGTTGATGCAAGGCGTTATCGAGGACGATCGTCCTTGTACGATGTTGATTATTAGAAGGAGAAGAAGTATATGACAATGATTGGTTTTGAATCAATTGAGATTCGGGTACTAGATGAAGGGGAACCTGTCAAAGATACGAATGTTTTTGTACTAGATGGTACCCAAGATAAAGGTGCGACGAAGAAGGCTGATATTACTGGATTGACCAGTGAGATTATCAAAACATTTGGTTCTAACTTGGTGTATCACACTAATGCAAAGGGTGTAGGAGATATTTCTGTGGGTCTTGAATTGGTAGATATTCCATTCAAGGTGCTGAACGAGATTCTTGGTCGTAAAAAGGTTGATGATCTGATATCAATTGGTGTGGATACAGAGGCGCCACTATGCTCGTTGGCTATTTGGTCACATGATGGGAAGGGACAAAAAATTGGCATCGGTTTCTACAAAGGTCGTTTCTCTATGGAGGCTATTGGTGTTGAAACTAAGGAAAAAGATAATAAAGAGTTGCCTACAGAGAAGTTGACCTTCGTGCCTATGGCTAGTGATGATAACAAAACAAAAGGGACCTATGTGTCATTCGCTACAACTGACGAAGAAGTTACTAAGCTACGTCAAAACCTTAAAATCGCTGCTTAATTTCAGGGGGCGGGGAATCCCCGTCTCCTATTTTTATTGAAAGGAAAACGATATGGCAAAACTTGAATTAACATTACATGGTGAGAACGGCTATGAAAAAGTGATTAGGGAGAACCATGTTTCTGGCCAGAAGTTGCTGGATTATCTGAAATTGCTTGAAGAATTTGAGAAGAAATCTGGCAAGATGACTGCTTATGATTTTATCACTAGGAAAGTGGAATTCTTAGCTAGTTTGTTCACTACAGAAGTGGTTAGTCCTGAGGATATTCTGAAAGGTGTTCCGTCTTGGGATTTGGTTCGGACTGTTGACGATTTGCTGGATAAGGCGATGGGAGCAAAGGGTGATGACCCAAAGCTAGAAAGCTCTCTCTCAAAGAAACTAGAGACAGATACCTAAGGTTTGTTAGAGACTTGGTGGCTAGTCAGTCGGGCTTTTCTCTAAGCGATGTTTTGGAGGCTGATTTTGAAACTCTTTTGTCTATTTTATCAGCCAAGACGGAAGAAAAAGAAGAAGTCATGAGCATGGAAATGTTTATGAATCAATGTTCGATCAAATAGGAGGATAGAATGGCGGGTAATGGTGCTCCATTAGGACAAATGGTCATTGAGTTAAATTTGGATGCTACGAAAATGGGCGACTCTATGACTCGTGTAACAAATCAGCTCAAGAATTTTGAAAAGCAAGTGAGAGCTCAAAGAGGTCTTTCTGATTATTACAAAACGGGTAGTGATGCTGCAAAGGCTTTTGAAAAGCAAAAAGAGGCATTGACCAAAGCTATTGAAACGCAAAGTCAAGCGCTATCAGACTTAAATAAAAAGTATCAGAAAGAATATAAATCAAACGGCGAGATGTCGAAAGAGGCCCAAAAACTAGCAGGGCGTATAGAAGACGGAAACACGAAGTTAGCCAGGTATGCTATCCAGTTGAGAGAAGTGTCGAAAGAGGCCTATTTGGCAACTAGCAAACTCAATATTTTTGGAGATAAACTTGCTGCTATTAGTAAGGGGGCTCAGAATTGGGAGAACGGGCTAAACACTGTGTCTCAGAGGACACAAGCGCTTTCTCTGGCTATTTTTGGTGGTATGACACTCTCTGCCAAGGCAGCTATGGATTTCGAATCTGCATTTGCTGGTGTGAAGAAGACGGTGGATGAGACTCAGGATTGGTCGTATGAGCGTTTATCCAATGAGATTAGGAAGATGAGTCAAGAACTTCCTGCTTCGGCTGTTGAAATATCGAAAGTGTCGGAAGCTGCAGGGCAGTTAGGGATTAAGACTGAGGATATTATCAGCTTTACTCGTGTCATGATAGATATGGGTGAGTCTACGAATATGTCTGCTGAAGAGGCGGCGGTCGCTCTAGCAAAATTTAAAAATATCACTGGTATGCCGACCGAGGATTTCAAGAAGCTGGGAAATGTGATTGTTCAGCTTGGTAACAATATGGCTACGACTGAGCAGGATATTGTTGATATGGGGCTTCGTTTGGCATCATCTGGTAAGCTGGCAGGTTTGACAGAGGCGCAGATCATGGCGTTGGCAGCTACTTTGTCTTCTGTTGGTATGGAGGCTGAGGCTGGCGGTTCTGCTATGAGCCGTGTCATGCAGAAAATGAATACTGCAGTTGCTGAGGGCGAGGAGGCTCTTGATAAATTTGCTGCTGTTGCTGGAATGTCTGCCGAGGAGTTTGCTGCTAAGTGGAAGGCTGAACCTCAAAATGCAATTGTGGATTTCTTAAATGGTCTTCGTCGCATCAAAGAAGAAGGTGGAGATGTTACGCAAACCTTGAAGAATATGAAGATTAGCAATATCCGCGATATTGATAGTTTGCAACGTCTTGCTGGTGCCGGGGAACTGCTCGCTAAAACTCTTGGTATGGCAAATAAAGAGTGGGCAAGTGGGAATGCTTTACAAACGGAGGCACAGAAACGTTACGAGACAACCGAGAGTAAATTGAAGATGGCTCGTAATAAGTTGAACGATATTGCCATTACCTTGGGTGGTCCTTTGTTGGATGCGTTTCTGGATGTTTTAGATGCTTCTGAACCTTTGATTGATGATGTTGCAAGCTTGGCAAAAGGATTCGCTGAACTGGATAAGGGAACTCAGCGTAATATCATCAACATGGCTTTGATGGTTGGCGCAATTTCGCCAGTTTCAAAAATTTTAGGTACTACTTTTGGAACTATAGGAGATTTGACTGGAGGTATTGCAAATCTTAGTAAGTGGTTGGCTAATATTGGTGCTGAAAGGGCTGGTAAAAAAGCTATTGAAGCAATTGGAGCAACTGCTGGAGCCTCTGCCTCTAGTGTTGGCGGTTTATCAAGTGCCGTTAGTTTGCTTGGAAATCCAATAACGTGGGGAGTTATTCTCGGAGGTGCTGCACTTGTTGGGCTAACCTACCTTACTGCAGAATTAGGAAAAGCATATCAACGGACACAGGAATGGGGAACTGAGGTTGATAAGGTTCAGGCGGAACAATTGTCTGAGTTTAAGGATAAGGTCGATGAGTCTACGAGAGCGATTAGTCTTTTTGGCGACAACGGCAAGAAGGATGTTGAGAGTGTCAAGCGGGCTTTTCAAGATTTGGTTGATGAAATCAATGGTTTGACGGATGAAAAGTTAGCGAAGGACCTTGAAATCGCTGAGAAACTTGGGCTGAGCGATGAGGTTGTTACCTCGTTGAAAAAGAATGCAGAAGATACAAAAGTTTACACTCAACGGTTGAGCGATGAAGTGCTGGCTATCTATCAGCGTCATAAAGAGAATCATACTCAGCTAACAGAAGAGGAAAAGCAACTTGTTCTGGAGAAGCAAACTGAGTTGATTAATAAGCAGTTGGAGTTGATGGAATTTTCGAGTGAGGAGCGGCTTGCTATCCAAAATGCTATGAATGGGCAATTGGATGACTTAAATAAAACTCAGATTCAACAGGCAGTAAACACCACTAAAAAATGGATGGATGATGAGAAGGCTGCTTATGAGGAGCGTCGTGCAAACTTAATTGATCTTCGAAATAAAATCAAGGGCGATTCGGAAGAAGAGGTGGCGGCTCGTGAGGAAATCAATCGGCAATTAGAAGTGATGGAGGCAGACCATTTTGCCACCTTGGAGGCTTATAGGAGTAAGTACCTTGTTTCTTTGAAGGCTCTGTACGATAGGGAGAAAGAGTCGATGAAAGGGAACGAGAGTGGTCTTGCTGCACTTGAACAAAGTTATAGGACTCTACTTGATGCAATGGGGATTTCTTGGGAAGAGTTTGTGAATACATCAACTGCAAGTACCGCCAAGGTAGTGGGAGATTATCAGTATCTTGGTCAGACGATTGAGAGGATGAGTCAAGAGGCGATTGATGCGAACTCTCGTTGGAGAGGGCTCATTTGGGATGAGAAGCAAGCAAAATTGAAATCCAATGTTGAGGAAGAGTTGGTCAAGGCGACTCAATCTGAAGCTGGGTGGAATAATCTGCAATTTATCTTGAAGCATGCCACTATCAATAGCAATGCTCGGGAGATGATTGTGGAGGCTATTGAGAAGACTGGCATATGGAATGCTTTAACTGTCAATGAGAAGGATTTAATCATCAACGGGAATCAGGCGATGATTGAGATTGCGACGAGCCAGGATTTGCTCAATCAGTGGAATGCTTTGACTCCAGCTCAGAAGCAGTTGTTGGCTGAGAACTTGACAGCAAATCCTGTCATTGATGCTCAGTGGGCCATTAATAATGTAAAACAAGATAAGCCGGTTGAAATCAAAGCCAGTGACCTGACTGGTGGTATTGTGAAGCAAGCTACACAAAGTATCAACTCTGTTCCAAATAGAGAGTCAACAATTAAGGCTCGGGATAATGCTTCTGGAGTAGCAGCTTCTATAAAGAGTCAAATAGATGCTATTCCAAACGAAAAGATTATCTATATAAAAGCTTCGCAAAGAGGGCTCGCTTCGGCTGCTGGAATGTATGCGATTGGTACAAACTTCCACCCTGGTGGTTTGGCTTTGGTCAATGACCAGATTGGGTCTATGTATAAGGAGTTAATCACGCTTCCTAGTGGTGAGAGCTTTATTCCGAATGGTCGAAATGTTCTTTTGGACTTGCCTAGAGGGTCTAAGGTTTTGAAGGCTAGTAGTACAGAGCGACTGATGGGTCGTATGGGGATTCCCAACTATGCGGAGGGTATTGGTTTTCCGAGCGATGCACAGTTGTTTAAGAGTTTGGAAAGGGTGCAGAGGGAACCGAATCGTTCTGTGAATGTGCAATTGGATAATAGTGGTGTGATTTCGATTTTGAAAGAAATTTTGAATTTCTTGGTGTTGTCTGAGTCTGATAAGTCTGAGCGTGATCAGTTCATTATGATTGAGCGCGAGAAGATTGGTCGGATTGTCACTGAGTATCAAGAGGAGAAGAATTGGTTGAATAATGCGATGAGAGGAGTAAGGCGATGAGTATCGTAACAATGACATTTAATGAGCATGATTTTTCGGATTTGATTGTTATCCACGATATTCGTCGTGATATTGGAAATGAAACTTCATTGACTTTAACGGATGGACCAAAGATTGGGGCGATTGTTACTGATAAAACAATTAATCCAAAATATATTGAAGTGGATTTCTCTATATGGGCAGAGGATAGAAATACCTTGAAGCGTAAACTTGCAAAGTATTTTGAAACGGATTCAGAAGCGAAGTTATTGTTTTCTGATGAGCCAAATGTTTACTACTTGGCAAGAAAGACAGGGAAAATTCCCACTAGAGAGGGAAGGGGATATTGGTCGACTGGGACGGTGACATTTTTGATTCCTGATGGGGTCGCTCATTCGACAACGTATCGGCGATTTGATAATCCCACTGTAAAATCAGATCGTTTGGCATTCCGTTTAAAAAACAATGGGACTACAGATGCCTTTCCGATTATTACTGTAAAACACAATTCTGAGAATGGTTATCTTGCTGCAGTAAATGCTAAGGGTGCTACAGCTATTGGAAATAGAGAGGAAGCTGACACTGTATCTGTTAAGCAGTCTGAGATGCTACTGGACTTTAGAGATTCAAAAATTGGCAATGCTTTAACTTCTGGCACTCCTAACATTGGAATCATGAATGACCAAAACGCAAATCCTGTATTCAGCGGCAATATTCGTAAGGTTAATGTTTGGGGGCGTGACCATCTTGAATTAAACGGTCGTGGTTTTAGTTCTCTTACCTGGGATATTCCAAACGATAGTGCTGGTGGCGTTGGGTCTCTCAATGATTACTTGTGGTGGAGACAAATTTTTTGGCTCGGTGCTACAAATCAGTACGGAGCTATGAAAATTACGGTATCGGATAGCAACGGTCAATTTTTATACGGTGTAGAAACATTTAAGAGAAGCAATGGGCTTGATTGTGAATATAATTTTATGGCTACCGATGGAAAAGGTGGTTACAACATGATTAAGCAATGGCGATTTACAGGTACACATTGGGATTATCACAATCCTTTCAATGAATCTCGTGGCTGGTCTGATTTAAAGAGAAATGATGATAGGGTAACGGTCTATTGGTTTGGCACCTACAATGAGTTCTACATTCCTGAGATTAAAGGGAAAAAGTCTAAGAAAATCCATATTGCTTTCTCATCAATTGGGAACCATCCGATTGTATCACACATGTATTTGGATAGTTTCTACTACCGCAAGGATCATGTTAGCATCGCTAAAGATATTCCAAATCGTTATCCAATTGGTTCTACGGTCGTTATTGATTGTGAGGATGACACTATAACTGTTGATGGCATGGATCGTTTTGGAGACCGCATTCAAGGGTCTTCGTGGTTGAAAATTCCGCCTGGAGAGAGTGAGTTAGAGATTTATTGTTCTAGCTGGATTAGGAATAAACCTACTGTGTCTATTCAATTTGAAGAGAGGTATCTATAATGCTTTTAACGATTCATGACATGAATTTACGCCAAGTCGCTTCAATTGATAACGATAAACAGGATGCCCTAAATTATACAAACGACAAGTGGCACAGGTATCTGGAAACGGGGTCGTCCACTTTTGAATTTACGGTTTTTAAACGTTCTCTGAAGAAAGATACTGGATCGAAGCATGCTTATCATTACCTTAACAATAAGGCTTTTGTCTCGTTTGAATATGAGGGTGAGGTTCAATTATTTAAGGTTCGAAAAATTGTAGAAAACGAGAAAACAATCACTTGTTCTTGTGTCAATCTTAACCTGGAGCTAATTAACGAATACGCCAATCCTTTCAAATCGGAGCAACCAAAAACGTTTAAAGAGTATTGCGAGGCAATGGATTTACTGAATTTCACTTTGTTGACTATTGGTGTGAACGAGATTTCAGATAAACGAATTAAAGCTGAGTGGACAGGTCAAGATACAAAATTGGCACGTTTATTGAGTTTGGCAAATAAATTTGGTGCAGAACTTGAATTTAAAACTTACCTTAATGATGATTCTTCTATCAAGTCGTTCGTGGTAAATATCTATCATGAAAATGATGATACACATCATGGTGTTGGGCGCATCCATGCTAAACCATTGCGTTATGGAAAAGATTTTAAGAGTCTGATTCGAACGGTAGATAATACAAACATTTACAATGCCGTACGACCAACTGGAAAAGCTGAGAATGGCGATATTGTCACTATCGGTGGCATGGAGGCTTGGTCTGTAAATAACGAATATGGAGAGAGGGAATTTTATCAACAAGGGGAACTTCTTTACGCTCCGTTATCTATGCAAATGTTTCCCTCTGCATTCACAAGCGGTACCACGGCTGACCAATGGATTCGAAAAGATATTACTGTTGATAGTGCCGATAAGAAAGTTATTCGAGCTACAGCTTATCGTGAACTGAAAAAACATGCTTATCCAGACGTGTCGTATGAGGTAGAAGGCTTTATTGATCGAGGGATTGGCGACACGGTCTTTGTATATGACGATGGATTTGTACCGACGCTTTTACTTCGAATGAGAGTGGTTGAGCAAGAGATTAGTTCCACTAATCCATCTAGCAATAGGACGAGGTTTGCTAATTTCAAGACGTTAGACAATTTGTTGCCTGATGATCTCCAAAAACGAATTGATGAATTATTTGAAGCGTCACAGCCCTACCTTATCAAACTGGCTACTGACAATGGCGTTATTTTCAAGAATGGAATTGGTCAATCCATTGTAACGCCTACTCTTTACAAGGGCGGTAAGCCTCTGACTGCCAATGTGACTTGGCGCTGGTCTTTGGATGGCGCTGTTAAAACGGGGATGACCCATACTGTCCGTGGCGCAGATGTTACAGATACATCTACTTTGACGGTGGCAGCATACATAGGTAACGATGAGGTAGCGGTTGATGAGCTGACGTTTGTAAACGTATTGGATGGTCGAGATGGTGCTACAGGCGCAAAGGGTGACCGAGGAGCTACAGGTCCGCAAGGTCTTCAGGGTCCTAAGGGAGACCAGGGGATAGCTGGCCCTAAAGGTGCTGATGGTCGTACTCAATATACCCATATTGCTTATGCTGATAATGCAACTGGTGGTGGCTTTAGTCAGACAGACCAAACTAAAGCCTATATTGGCATGTATCAAGATTTCACTGCTACCAACTCTACAAACCCAACAAGTTATCGCTGGACTAAATGGAAAGGCTCTGACGGCGCTCAGGGCATACCTGGCCCTAAGGGTGCAGACGGTAGAACTCCATACATCCATTGGGCTTACTCGGATAGTGCGGACGGTACAGGCTTGACCACATCAGATAATGGTCAGCGATATATCGGGCATTACTCAGATTACACACAAGCTGATAGCACGGATAAGACAAAGTATCGTTGGGCAGATAGGTGGGCGAAGATTGAGGTAGGTGGACGGAATATTTTACGTAACGCTACTTTCTCGAACCCGAAAGAGCGCTCTGAGACATTTACGGTCGGAGGTACTACCTACAAGAATATAGAGATTCCGAATTGGGGTAGTATGTACAACAGTGGAATCACTAATCCGACAACATCTTATCATGCATTTTATCGTGAATCGTTTAATGGTACTGGGCCAGTTATTGAATTTAATGAGTCTAATGGTCAGCGCAACCGGAAAGCGCTTAACCAAGCATTGCAAGCAAGTGACCTTAGAGTGGGTAAATATACTTTCTCCGCAGACATTTTTGCTACTGGCATTGGTACTAAAATTCAGTTTGGTATTTACTACTACAATAAGGCTGGCCAGCGAGATTTCCATTCTGGGAAAACGACAATCAATATATCTACGACTAACAAGTGGCACAGAGTATCTGGTAATCTAAAATTAAATGATGATATTGATTTTACAAAAGAAATAATGTTTTTTATCTATGCCTTTGAGTTTACTACAAACTCCATCCTATATTTGGCCAAGCCACAACTAGAGGAAGGGATGGTTGCGACAACGTTTGGCGAAGCGCAGGCGGATGTTGAAAAACGTATCGACGCCAAAGCGGACCAAGCATTGACCCAAGAACAGCTCAATTTACTAAACGAGCGGGCACAGATACTTGATGCAGAGCTTAAAGCAAAGGCATCTATGGATGCGCTTAGTGACCTCGAGAAAGCTTATCAATCATTTGTAAAATCAAATGCTGATAGCCGAGCAAAAGCAGAAGCGGATTTGGCAGAGGCAGGCAGACGGATTGAGTTGCTGGTTACGCAGTTTGGCGGCTTTAAAGAGCTGAAAACATTTATTGATACTTATATGTCAAGCTCTAACGAGGGTTTGATTATCGGTAAGAATGATGCAAGCTCAACCATTAAAGTGTCAAGCGATAGAATTTCCATGTTTTCGGCTGGTAAAGAAGTTATGTACATTTCGCAAGGTGTTATCCATATAGACAATGGTATCTTTACCGCCTCTGTACAGATTGGACGGTTCCGCACAGAACAATATCATCTCAACGCCGATATGAATGTCATACGGTATATTGGGTAGAAAGGGATAGCTTGAAAGTATGGCAGTATTTAGATATTCAGGGAACTGGAGAGGTTTCCTAGAAGGCACATCATCCACCGTCAGTCAAGATATAAGCGGAAACAGCTCAGTAATCAAGATTGATGTTTGGATAGGAATGGACGCAGGGTGGAACATTGAGTTTGGTAATACTTACGGCAATACCGTCACTGTCACTTGTGATGGTCAATCTCAAACCCTTGCAGTTGGTCCACTATATCTGAACGGTTCTAAAAAATATTTGGGCTCAGTACAATTTCGAGTAGGTCACAATGCTGATGGGACAAAATCAGCAGGAATTGGCTTGAATTCTAATATGAGCAATATCAGCTATGGAACTTTGAACTTTGGTAATGCTTCAGGGAACTGGGTTCATGGACTAACCACAATCCCACGTTCCAGTTCTGTAAGTGTTAGCCCTGGTGTCATTGGTAGTGCACTTACTATCAATATCAACCGTCAAAGCTCTAGTTTTAAGCACATTGTCCGGTATGCCTGGGGAAACAAATCAGGGACAATCGCAACCAATGTAGACACATCTACAACTTGGACTATCCCACTTGATTTCGCAAATGATATTCCGAACTCAACAAGTGGGACTGGTACAATCTACGTTGATACCTACTCAGGTTCAACAAAAACAGGTACGCAACAGGTCGCATTTATAGCAAATGTGCCAGCAAGCATGAAACCTACATTTTCTGGTGTTACTCTGACAGACACTAATGGAGCTGCAAGAAGTCTGTTGTCTGGCAACAATTTCTTGCAAATTATTTCTAATATCCAAGTAAACTTTAATGGTGCGAGTGGGTCGTATAGCTCAACTATTACAGGATATAAGGCAGAGATAGTAAACAGAAATCAGGTCACAAACTCAAATGGTGGCATGTTGGGTATCATGAACTTTAGTGGCTCTGCTACTATCCGTGCATCTGTCGTGGATAGTCGTGGCAGATGGTCAGATACTAGGGATGTCACTATCAACGTTATTGAGTATTTTGCCCCTGTTTTGAGCTTTACAGCACAGCGAACGAGACAGACACCCAACATCATTCAGATTGCCAGAAACGCTAAGATCGCATCAATTACGCTATCTGGTAGCCAAAAGAACATCATGACATTGTCATTCAAGGTTGCCCCTCTAGGTAGTGCTAGCTATACGGCTGACAATGGTAGTGCGTCTGGTAGTTGGACGACTCAGCACACTCTAAATAATTCACCTGCTAATATGGCTGGAAGTTACCCAGCTAATAAGTCATTTACCATCATAGGTACATTGTCGGACAAGTTTACAAGTGTCGAATTTTCAGCTACCGTAGCAACCGAGAGTGTTGTGATGAGCTATGACAAAGATGGTAGAGTTGGTGTAGGAAAAATTGCAGAGAATGGGCCTGCGGGGTCATTGGATGTGGCAGGTAATATCTATGCAGGTGGTAAGCAGATACAACAGTATCAATTGACAAATGTCGAAGGTAATACTATTTACGCTTACAATACTGATGTCAATACTCATGTTAATAATGGCATACGCTGGATTAACCCTAACTGTGCAAACAGTCCCTTTCCGTCACAATATGGCTGGATTGAAACATGCAGAGCTACTACAGATATATTTCAGGTTGCAAAATCCTGGTATGGCGGGTGGAAGGTATACAGACGACATGCTATCGGTTACAAGTCCTCAAATGGTTCTGCAACATGGTATCCTTGGGTTGAAATAACTCCCCAAACCAACCACACCAACCTCATCAATACAGGCTGGCAGTCAGCAGGGTATCCAGGTACTTATTACAAGCGTGTTGGGGATGTGCTAACAATTAAGTACGATTTCACAGGTAACGGCTCAACAATGAACATAGGGAGCATCCCAAGTGATATTTGGGTTGCACCACAATCCTATATGTTAGTAATCGCTAAGTGGTCTATAAGCGGTTCTGATAACAGCCATGTCCAAATCAATCAAGGTACAGGAGCACTAAATGTTTTATCCACTGGTAACGGAATTGTGTATAGAGGTCAGTTAACTATTATGATTTAGAAAGGAAATACCATGAAGTTCAAATTTTTAACCAAGAGCACGGAGTGGCTCGGGTCTTCTCCCCATCGAACTATTGTAGTTGTAGGGAACGAAGAGGGAGCAACTATTCCCTATGCATTTGATAAAGAAGCTATCAATTTGACAGATAGCGAGCTATTCGATATGGCTATGGAGAAAATGTATCAAGAAAATTTCCCAAACAGAGCAGAAGATGAGAAATTCAATGAAATTGGCAAGCGTCTTGCCAAGGTTGATGATATTACCGAAGAAGCTACAAAGAATCTTGAAAAGGTTAAAGAGCAAGTAAAATTGTCCGCAGCTTCCCGTTCATCATTCTTGAAAATTACCGTCCTGCTCTATGAGAAAGGAATCCTTACCGATGAAGAACTTTTTGCGACAGGTATCTTTGATGATGAATCTGAAGATAGTCCTGAAACTGATATTTAATAAAGATAGGAGAATTGACATGATGATTAAATTATATGCTCTAGAAGTTATGGAAGGCAACATGAAGTGGAAGGATATTAAATTTAGTCCAATTATTAAGGACCGAATCAAAGCTTACATTCGCAAGCTAGTTGAAGATGATGAAGTGTTCAATGAATTGACTAAGGAAGGATAGCCTATGCATATCAAACCAGAACATGTATATGCGTTGGTTGGATTTGTGTCTACGGTCGTTGGATTGTGGACCAATTTCTCAGCTAAAATTACAAAGCAAGAGAATCGTATCACAGTATTAGAGAAGGATATTGAAAATCTCAAAGAATTCAAGGAAAGTGCTAATCGTCGACTAGATAGTCACGATGAGCAAAACAAGGCAATCTTGGTCCTTGCGGAGCAGGTCAAAAGCATGGGAGAAGATATTCGAGAGCTAAAACGCGTCATTATGAAAGAGGGGTAACATTTATGAAAATTAACTGGGGCGTACGTTTACGCAATAAAACTTTTTGGTGGACACTAGTACCGTTATTGGTGCTTTTGTCTCAACAACTAGGCTTTAATTGGGTCCCTGAAAATTGGGAATCAACCTTTACGACGATTATGTCTATCTTGACTGTTGTGGGTATCATCAATGACCCGACAACTGCAGGAGTATCAGATAGCAAGCAGGCTCTTGACTATTACGAGCCAAAGGCAGACAGACGATGAGGATATTAAAGACAACATTTTGTGTGTTGGCGCTGATTATTTTGGCGCCAATTGCATTTCTGTTTTTCCCTATTTTGGAGGTGTTAGATGACAATCAATCTTGAAACGTCCATTCGTTGGATGAGTGACCGTGTCGGCAAAGTCTCTTACTCAATGGACTATCGTAACGGTCCGAATAGCTATGACTGCTCTAGTGCAGTCTATTATGCGCTAATGGCTGGTGGTGCAATTTCTGCAGGTTGGGTGGTTAACACTGAGTATATGCATGACTGGTTGATACGTAACGGATATGTTTTGGTTGCTGAAAACAAACCATTTAACGCCCAAAGACATGATATTTTTATTTGGGGTAAACGTGGTTATTCCAGCGGTGAAGGTGGACACACTGGGATATTTGTAGATAATGTTAACATTATCCATTGTAACTTTAAGCGCAATGGTATTACTATTGATGATTACAATAAAGTATCCCGTGGTATGTATTACTATCTATACCGTCCGGCAAATCAGCCCAGCATCAGCAACAAATCACTGGATCAGCTCGTTAAGGAGACTTTGGCTGGGGTACATGGGAACGGAGATGCCCGCAAAGCAAGTTTGGGCAATCAATATGAACCTGTCATGGCAGTTATTAATGGCAAGGCTACGGCAAGCAAGAAGACTGATGAGGAGCTTGCTAGGGAGGTCTTAGCAGGTAAACATGGGGCTGGAGAGGACCGAAAACGGTCACTAGGACCACGCTATGAGCCTGTTCAAGCCATAGTCAATAAATTACTCAAAGCTAAGGAAAAACCGTCTGAGACGGTCAAAAATGAACCACAGACGGCTCAATTTAAAGAGGACGGTGACCTGTCTTTCAATGGCGCTGTTCTGAAAAAAGATGTGTTGGACAAGATTCTGGCCAATTGTAGAAAACATGACATCTTACCTAGCTATGCTATCACAGTCCTACACTTTGAAGGTCTTTGGGGAACTTCAGCCGTAGGCAAGGCTGACAACAACTGGGGCGGGATGACCTGGACAGGTCAAGGCAACCGTCCAAGCGGTGTTACAGTCACACAGGGTTCAGCACGTCCATCAAACGAAGGTGGTCACTATATGCATTATGCCTCTGTAGATGATTTTCTTACAGATTGGTTCTACCTGCTACGTTCAGGAGGTAGCTACAAGGTTTCAGGAGCCAAAACCTTTAGCGAGGCTATCAAAGGCATGTTTAAGACAGGCGGTGCAGTCTATGACTACGCTGCTACAGGCTATGATAATTACCTGGTAGGTATGTCAAGCCGTCTGAAAGCTATTGAGTCGGAAAACGGGTCGCTTGCTAAGTACGACCAACAGACCGTCACAGATGTCGGTCAGTCTGACAAAATTGAAGTAGCGATAGAAGGTATTGAAGTCACAATCAACGGCACACGCTATAAACTTACAAAAGAGCCTATTTGA